AAAATAAAAAATAAATAAAATACAAAAATCTTGTTTATATATCTTATACAAATAAGTATAATAAAACTATAATTAATCTCTATATCTGTAATTTGTTGTAACTAACTTAAAACCTAAGGTTTTACCTGAATACCTCTCCGAATACAGTTGTATCAGACGTATGGTTAATTAGTATGTATGAAGTCATGATTCATATGTTATCTCAATTTACATTTATATATTGATTATATATCACACTTGGTAAAAGTCCAAAGTGTCGTCTTCTTGGACGTAAACTAAGATATCCTTGCACGGGAGAAATAATATTGCATTTAAAACTACGATTACAATGAATACAATTAACGATTTTAAAAATGAAGTGGAAGCCCCACAAAAATACGATATTCAATTTGAAGTTTCTAAAACTGAGCTTATGCTTGCTCAACGTACTGGTCTACCCAGTATCATTAAAAAAGCTAATAAAAAATTTATCCGTGATAATATTCATGGAACACCCCCAAGAGTAATTGCAGCACTTGAAGTAAAATTTCCAAATCTCAAATCTGAGAAACATTACTCACGCTCTAACTCATATGATGAAATTATAAATTTCGATGATGAAGCTTTATTTCTAGTTCAATGTTTGGAAATTGAAGAATTAGATACTTTCAATCTGGAATTATTATTTGGAAATTCATTACCTCCTGTTCGTCAACAGTATCTAGACACATTATTTTTCAATACAAATGATATTGATATTATTGAAGCTAAATATTTAGCTCATCTAAATAATGATTATAATCAATTTGAAGTTCAATCTAAGACTATTGAATTTCTACATTATATTAAAGTCCTTAATAATAAATTAGAAGGCTATCTTGATGAAAAGTTCCTTTGTAAATTAATCGAAGATGTCATATATTTTATCACATTAGCTTGTGAGAAAGTTGAAGGCATGCGCAGAGTTGATACCATTATTAGAGCAGCTCTTGTTTTTCTTAAATTAAGATTTAATGAGAGCGTTTTTCATATGATTAGAGATAAAGCTATACCGTTTATTACAAATATTTTCGGATCTTTCTCTGTTCAAAATGATGATTTTGTATCTTCTGCTCG